CTCGTCTAGCTCAATGGTGTATTTTACGTCCCGGTCGGCGGATTCGCATTCTATCTGCGAGCGTCCAATCAGTTCACACTTCATGGCCGGTGTCTGGAATGTAGTGTTCCAATTCGTGAATGCGGGCAATGTTGAGGAGAGCGATAGAGCCCTTTTCCAGCCTTACAAGTGCGTTGTAAAGATCAGTGGGGTTCTCCGAATGGATGCAGTCCCCGAGCATATGGTTGATTAGTTGGTCAATTTTTGGTTTCATAATAGGTAGCCTTGTTCCCTAGCCCAGCTAGGGTGGTTGTGTATGTTAGTGTGGCAGGAACGACAGGTTTGCAGCCATGTCGTTGTTTCGTTGGTCTTAGAGCCCCGGCCTTCTTTGTGATGAATGTCCGTGGCTGGTTGGTTGCATATGGCGCAGAAGGGCGACTCCTTCAGAAATATGCGCCTCAGTTTGGTGTATTGCTTGTTCCTTGCCGATTGCTTGGAGCTTACTCGTTTCAGCCCCTTGCTCTTCTTCTTCTTCGGCAAGAAGTAGTTTACGCTACTCGCGGGTCGTAGTTGTTCTGGCGTCTCCATAAACGTGTGAGACACAGGAAATCCTTGTAAGACTCCATGAGTTGCGCCCCGTCATACTTCACTACGTCAATGCGTCCCGGTTCGGTCGTAGAGATGTAGATGTTCATGCAGAGAGCGTCCGTGAAGAACAGGTCTTGGTAGTGGGCGATGTAGTAGGCCGCAAGTTGCATGGGGTGGGTTTCACCGGGGAAGATGGGTTCTTCCGGCTTAGTCCGCTTGCTCTTCCAGTCGAGGATTCCTTTGCCGTAGGGACTCTCAAACACTACGTCGGTAGTCCCTGCGTAGCCTTGCGTAGCATTTACAAGCACCGTCTCAGCCTTGACCACCTTGATGGACAGGCTTTCTAGCTTAGAGAAGGCTGGTTCTACTAGCTCAGACAGCATACAACTACGCTCCTCATTCAAAGCTACCTCATGATCGAAGTATTCTTGACCCTTCAGCTTGCCCTCAATGGCCGCGTGAATGGTGGTGCCAAGATCGGCTGCGCCCATGCCGTCCTGCTTGGACTTCTCCAGCATATTACGAACGTAGTCGCCCATTTCCTCGCCGGGGTGCGGAGGCATAGCGAAGCAAGTTTCCGCCACCTTGCTCATCTTCCAGCGTTCTAGGCCGGGGCTTGCCAGCATCTTCGTGTAGGCCGTTACGCTAGGCAGGAGCTTCTGCTCCCGTGCGTCCTTTAAGTTGGTGGGACGGGTGGGGTTCTTAGCCCCCTTCTTTGTGGCCTGCGTATGGCAGGCTTTGCCGTCGAGTGTGTAATAGTGTTCGCTCATGGTTGTTTGTTTTTTTCTAGGTCTGCTACGATTTCTTTGCTGAGAGCCGCAAGTTTTTGCAACTGCTCATGGAGCACATCGACTCCCTGTTCCTTGCCGTAAAGCCCTACAAACTCACAGGCTCCTAAGAGTCTGCCTAGAGAGTGGGCCATTAAGTAGTCGTTTTTGTTCATGTTTGTATATAAGTGACCGCGTATTTTCGCACGCCCACGGTCGGGCTCGGAGGGTTCTGGTTTACGTCGATACCGGCGACAAATTAGAATGGGCCTTGGTCAATATCTACACTGTCTTCAGTTGCTTCTGGTGTCGCCAAGTTGCCGGATTGTAGCTTCTGGGCCACGCGGATGAGCATAGACGCGGTTTGCCAAACTGAGTTCTCGTCAATATGGACGCCGCTCGGAATGAGGATGTCCACGGCTTTGTTGATAGCCATGCCTACCGTTACGCCCTCAATGCGGTTAGAAGCCGCCGATGGGGTTGGAATGCCTGCAAAGGCTGGGAGGGGAGCTGGCATTGTTGGGATTGCCTCGCCTACTGGACTGATGATGGACTTATCACCCAAAACCACTTGACCCTTGCCCTGATAGTCGTCGCCGCGCTTGATGCCCATGCCGCCGAACTTAACGAGCTTGCCTTCCAGCGGAGAAAGATCGCGGCTAAACGAAGTGGCGGAGACTTCTACGCCATCCCCTGACAGGTTGGCTTTGTAAAAGGTTTTGCCGGTTTTGGTGCTCACGGCCTTACAGCCGCTCACATTTGCTTGGAAGGTGCCGGAAAAGAATGTTCCCGGTGCCGTGTTCGCTAGTTCTTGGAGTGTCTTATTCATGTTTTAGGTTCTTGAGTTCTTCGCAGATTCTACGAAAAGAGTTCTTCTGTTGCTGGGTGATTAGGCCGAGTTCGGCGCACATTGCTTCGTATGGGCAACCTTGAAGGCTACGCCGGTATTCATACATCTCGTCACCGTCAACTATGTGGCCTACCTCTGGGTGGTCAACGAGCATGAAGTCGCCGTCAATGTGGCAGTAGTCGGTGGGGAGAACAGTCTCCCCGATTCCTAGCAAGCGTGTGTTTTCTATGTTTATGTTCACTGTTTAGGTATCGTGGAATATCCACGTTGTTTCTTTATCTACCCGAAGCACCGAGAAAGGCCTATTGATTGATTCGTGTCGAGTTATTTCTGGCTTTTTTTCTTCAACTTTTGCAACTGGCTTCTCGGTAGCCTTTTCTATCGTAATTTCGTTGCCGAAAAGATCGTATTGCTTCATGCCTGTTCCTCGTAAAACCAAGTGTGGGGAGCGAAGTATTTGATGCGGGAATAGGCCAATGGTCCATCCCTGAGCTTCAATTGCAGTAGCTCATAGTCGTAGGTAGATTGCCCTAGTTCTTGGACGTTTCCAGTGTGGCTCTTGCTAGGCCGGTGGAGTGCAATGACTCTGTGCGCGTCCTCCTCGATAGACCCAGCATCACGGAAGTCAGACCTAGTTGGCGCACGATCTTCTCTTTCGTTGCTACGGTTGAGTTGTGCCGCAACCATAAGCACACATCCAAGGGTTTTGCGTAGCGGTATCATCGCCTTGCTTAGTTGCCCCATGCGTTCGTAGGCGGAGCCATCGGTGCCCCTGATGAGGCCGAGGTAGTCGATGATTACAAGCTGTGGCTTCCAAGAAGCCGCGAGTAGGCGGCAACGGCTCTCAATTTGCCCCACCGTCATATCCTTGTCGAACACTCTCAGGTGTTGCTCGCCCAATCGCGTTAGAGCCTTAAAATACTCCTGTTGCCGGTCGGTCATTTCCTGATTGATTTGGCGCAGGTTAATCTTGGCCCGTTGTCCCGCGATTTGCTTCACCACCGCATTCGCTGAGGTTTCAAGGGTGAAGTAGGCCACTCGAAGCCCCCGGTTGAGGTTGTGCGAAGCAATTTGGGACATAAACGAGGACTTACCAATGGACGTTCTCGCCCCGACAACCACATATTCATGTGCTTCCATCGGGCTGGAGAGCTTGTCGAAGCTGGGTAGGCCGGTAGTTACAAGGTCGCGGTTGTCCCGAGTCCCCGCAATTTCCTGTTCTGCCCATAGTTTAACCTCAGTGATGAGTTGGGTGAGGCTCGGAGCCTCGCTTTCCGTGGGTTTTAGGTGGCTTTGCAGCCCTTCTACGAGTGTTGACACCTCCTCGGCCTTCCCGCCCCGTAAAACGCAAGCAATGGCGTCCTGTAACGCTGGTTTAAGGGTGGCCAACTGTCCCTCCCATATCAGACTCTTTAGAGCCTTCTTGCCGGTCACTGAGCTTTGGCAGGCTTTTTCCGCCGCAAATAGCTCATCAGCTGGGCACTTATCGCCCAAAGCTAGGTAAACTGAGTTACAGTCGGTGAGCTGGGCCTTAGAGCGCAGCCCCACAAGGGTCTGCCAGAGGAGGCGGTGATTCTGGGAGAAGGCGGCGTTTGAAAGCCCCTGAGCTATGCCGTCGTCTATGAGTTCGGGGCAAGCTAGGCAAGCCCCTATAAAGATGGATTCTTTGTTCATTTCTTTTTCTTGTAACTAACATTTTCTAACGTGGGACAGTAGTTGTCTTTGTTTGCTTTCACCAAGCGATCAACGGAGGGGAAGCTAAGGTTGTGTTTCTTACATAAATCCTTACGAGACATGCCTTGCCGCCAGTCTTGCACAACGGCTAGAGCTTTCTCGGCGTCAATCCTAGGCCGTGCCGCAAATTCCCGGCTCTTACCCTGTGGGATGGGGTTCTCTGAAAATCGTTTGTAATATTTTCCCATCAAATATCGCACACTACTCATCGTTTCTGATATGTTCATGTTTTGTTTTTCCTGCAATGGACTTGGATTGCGCTCCGGCTTACGCCCAATTCCTTCCCGATTTGCTTAATGGGCATACCACTTTTTCGCATTTCGAGAATAGCGAAAATCGTCTTGGCTGAGAGCTTGTTCGTTTTCCGGTCTTCTTCGATTGGTCCCCCACCTTCGCGCATAAGGCGCGGCGCATGACGGAAGATTAGGTCTAAACAGATGCTCGCTGTGCTCATGCTTCCTCCTCCCATTTGCCAATCGTTTTCAAGAAAGCCTCTGCGCGTTGGATGCCAGTCGCGTGGATTGCGAGCGAACCGTCGTGGCCAAGAATCGTGTGCAGGTATTCGCGGAATAGGACGATGAATCTGCCATCCTCCATATCGACCCGCGACATCTCCGCCTCGTGCATGGCGTTCAAGTCGTTGAGGTAGTTCGGAAGATTGCCCGCCGTGTAAATCTTGGAGCCTTTGTGTCTCCACACCGCTTCGTACTGAGTCAATCGCTCATATCCACACGCTTCCGCGATGGCAATTCTTTGTTTTTCAAGTTTCATTTGTTTTCTCCAAAGTCTGCTGGGCCGCAAATAACCGCTCTCTTGAAATCTTCTGCCCTAAAAAGAATTGCTCCGTCCCAAGCGAGGATAAGAGCAGAATGCTTCTTAATGTCGTCGTGAATTTGGTTCACAATGGCGACATATTCCTTCTGCTTTTCCGTGAACTCAGTCATAGAGCTAACGGTTTTACTGGCAGAAATCCACGTGTCATCTTTGAAGTAAATCGTGAGTTTTATTTCTGAGCTTTTGGGCTCTGTTTTTTTCTTTGAGAATAGGTTCATTTTGTTTTGTTTTGGTAGAGGTAATGTCTTGCTAGGTGGAGCGGTGCTCCGTGGTCCCTGCAAAGCTCTCTTAGGGTTTTCTGTGCTTTGAATAGGTCCGCAACTTTCATTGCGGCCCAGCCTCTTTTGGTAGGCAATCTAATTCTGGTCTTAATGACTGTTTCTTTAGGCATTAAGATGGTTTCTTCAGGGTTAATGCTTGTTTCTTTAGATGTTATGTCTTGTTCCATAGGTGTTTGTTATTTTCTGACAAGGTTTTGACGCCGCTACGCAATTCGCGGCTAGTTAAGCTGCCAAATATCCGACAGAGAAGATTCCATAGGCCGTTAGGCCAATGTCTGAGAGTCCCGTTTGCACCACCCCAAAAGAATCAGGGCTTCGGTATGCGCTTAGCTGCCAAATGATCCTCCAGAGGGAGTTCCATACCGCCCTCCCTCGAATCTTCAAAGTTGGGGAACGGATTTTCGCGCTGTCCTAGCAAAGCTGAGTGTGTCGCCGCTTCAGGCGTAAGGTGCAACATGGCTTATACGTCCCCTTAACGGTACGTCTTACTTTCAGGGCAGTAAAAAGCCCCTTAGCAGTACAAGTACCAAGGGGCTTTTCTGAAGATTCCCTCCGTCGGCAGGCGGGAAAAAGTGAAATGTCCGTAGGCTCTTGTACAGCTACCTAACGAGGGGATTATACCATAGGTTCGTTGTCAATTGGTTTGTTTTCGTCGCGTTCAAACTTTTCGGCTTCTTGAATGAGCCGTTCCAGTTCGGTTTCAATCCATTCGTTGACTGCTGCCTTATCCGTGATCGTAACCCCCGGTATCACTCCATAAGGCAAGCAATAGCGCAGGACGGCCTGCAATTGGCCAACGTGGTATGGGTAGTTTATCCGGCGAGTGCCGATAAATGCCGTGATGTGTTCTTGTTCTGTTTTCATGTGTTTTTTGTTATGCTGATAGAGTTCAATTAGTGCCCGCGCTAGGTGGTGAAATCCAGCCTTTTGTGCGCGTTCGGCGGCTAGTAGGCAGTCAAGGGGTTTCATAAGTCCCATGAGTCGTCATCGTCTTTGCGCCAAATTTGCCAGAGGACAATTAGGCCAAGCAATTGAAGGATAATTAACACGGCTAAACCTAGGCCGATGAGGTTGATAAGTGTCATAATGTGGTGTTTTCGTGCTGTTTTGCTGAGTTATCGGGCATAGCCTTACCGTTTACCGGAAGACGGAAAATAAACGCCCCTTCACCCCGCATGGCATGATCGAACAGCGCATCAAGGCTCTCCCCGATAGGGATTCCATAGGCTTTACGCCATGCTTGCAGGCTTGCCAGTGTCCGAGGCTGCACAAGGCCTACAATTCGCACCTTGGGCAGTCTATAGGGCTTAGGCGTCATCTTAAGAGCCTCACGGCGAGGCATAGGACTAATGCGCCTATGGAAAGCAGACAAAGCGCGGCGTTAAGAATAAGGCGTGTCATTTTCCGGCCTCCTGCAAAAATCGCCATTTGAACGGCCTATCCGCCGGACTTCTGCATGGATGCCATTCCGTTTTCCTCACGCTATACCTATCGCCGGAAGGCGTTTCAAATAAGTCGCGTAACGCGGCCCAGCCGCTCCCATCCCCGACAAGCTGATTTTCTGCAAGTAGTTTATCAGTGTTCATTTTTTATAAATGTTTTTTGATTTTGTTCCAATAGCGGTTTAAGTTTGTTAGTTTTTGGCCCGTTGCTTTCATGGCGTTGGGTCCGCCATTCCAAATTCGGGCCTTTACCTCATCAGATTGGCCCTTGCCATAGTGTTCAGTGTAAAGATGAAAGATTGCCCTCGATTTTTCAACATCGAATCGGTCGTTTAGGGTGTAATTTGTCCCCGCGAATCGATTAACGTCCCGCACGGTTATGGCCCATATCTGAGCTATTCCCGCCGCACGTCCGCCATCCCCTACGGCAAGCGGGTTTCCGTTGCTTTCGACACGGCAAACGGCTTCCCATAGGCTCGCCCTTGCGGGCAGGGCAGAGCAGGCAAGACAGAGCATAAGCAAGGTGCGTTTCATGCGTTGCCCTCCGCTTCTTTGATTTTTTGAACAGCATAATTTATCCACTCAATTTCGCGTTCATCTAAGCCGTCAAGAAATACGGATGCTCCGCCGGATTTTGTGCGTGCGCCTAAAGTGTGGCCCCGCAAGCTAAAGCGCGACCATTGTATCGCAAAGGATTGCGCTGTTTCACGTTTTGGAAATGAAATTTCGGCTTTAGCATTCATTTCACGCCCTCCGCTTTGCTGATAACCGAACCAATTCGGGCGCGAATCCACTCAGGGGATTCCCCGGCGTTGGCATAAACCAATTGCAACGCCGCAAGCAACTCGGGTGCGGCTGCAACCAATCGCATATTCGCAACGTTGGTGTCTTTGAAATTGGTTACGAATCTGCAAGAGGCAACAGTTTCGCCTAATGGCCCGTAAACAAGTTCCCCCGGCGCGTAATGCCACGGCCCCGGCGTGTGTGTGTGTGTGTGTGTGTTCATATGTGTTCACCCCAAAGGCCCGCCCCATTAACGGGAGCGGGCTTTTGATTGGGTTTGAGGGTTAATCAATCGGCGTGCGTTTCCATCTTTCCAAGGATGAAATCGGCGGCCCTTTGTCCCTGAGCGGCGGCGTGAATTACTAGCTTGGCGTCCTCTTTCAATTGTTTCAACCACCCCTGAATATAGGAGGCGGAAGCGGGCAGGGTGTTGTCAATCCCTGAAACGGCGCAAAGAAAAGCCGCGCCCATTTCCGCAACCAACTCTTCCTTGGCGTAGGTTTCCCCGCCAAACGCCGCAACCTCTGCAACGCCTTTTCGATTAAGGCGGCTTTCGTGCCCGGTTGCGTGCGCCAATTCGTGGAAAAGCGTGGAATAATAGTTCCCCGACGTGTCAAATGTCTCCGCTTTTGGCATTTGCACGCTATCCGTTGATGGGCGGTAATAAGCCCTATCCCCGCCGTGTGCCAATTTTGGGGCCCTTGGCATATTGGAAACAATCTTTTCCGCCTCTGCTACGGGGTTAAACGCCGTTCCTTCAATCTTTTCCGCCACCCATTCTATGCCGTCGCACTGTTCAACGTTGAAAACCGTGTAATACTTTAGGAAAGGGATTTTCTTCGGCTTGCCGGTAGCGTCCTTTTCTGTTTTGCTATCAACCCAATTCCAAAAAACAACCGGCGTCCCCTTCTCCCCTTTCCGCACGCTTCCCTTTAGTTCGGCGGCTTGTTTGTAAGTGAGCCAATAGGGGCACGAATAAGGGGAAAAGGATAGCAGAAACCAATTGATGCCCCGGTAGGTTTTTCGGCTTCCAAAGTTTGCGGGGTTGCCGCCGTTTTGCGCCTTCCAAGGTTTGCGCCATGGAACAGTCCCCGCTTCCAATTGGGAAACGATGCGTTCCGTGATAATGCTATAAACATCTTTCTTTTCCTCTGTTTTCATGTGTGTGTGTTTTCTATCAATTGAGAGGACAGTCGCGCCCCCTTTCAACGCCTCAACCCCGCCTCTCCGGAGAGAAGGCAGGGCAAGGGGTTGAGGGTTGCGGGGTGTTATGCGGGTTTCCCCTCTATCGCTACGGCACCGCGACGGATTGCGCTTTCGCCTACGGCTCGCACTAATGCGCTCGCATAAAACTGCGATTGCGCCACCCAATCGCCGCAAAAGCGAACGACAAATCGGGCATCTTGATAGCCGCAAAACTCTTTTGTAATGGTGTAACGTTTATCGGAGCGCACGGGATGTTTTTTCATATGTGTTTTCCTTTTCTGTTTTGGTTGTTAGCTCTGTAAGATGCCCTGATCCCTCAGGTATTGGGTTAACTCGGCAAGCAAAGCGGATTTGTTTTTGGTTTTGCTGCCTAGCATTTCCCGCACGGTTGGAGCAACTGAGCCCCGGCTGTGCATCATTCCAAGTGTTTCAAGTTTCAAAGCTCCTTTGATTGTAAGGAGGCGGTAGGCGTCAACTAATTGGGGAGTATCTGCAATCATGTGTGTGTGTGTGTGTGTTGCCGTTGCGTGATGCGTTGGCGATGCGGTGACAATGGGTGTTGCGTGCTCCGTTTCAAGACTTTTTACACAAAAGAAAGAAGATAGTCCGTAAGTCGCTACGCTTGCAACGATTTGCACGCTATCTTTTCCACGTGATTCGCGGCCTCTAATGCCTCACACCGTAAGAACAGAGCAAACCAACGGGAGAGAGCCTATTGAAAGAGAGAGAGCCAACAGCCAACAGCCAAGCGCAGCCGATAGCTTGCCCTCATGCCCCTACTTGCAAGGTATAGGATGCCCCGGTGGAATGCCTCACGGAATGCCCGACAGAATGCCCGGAGAATCTTGGCCCGCAATCTCAGCTTGTAATCCATTCCCCTTCCCTTAACAGATACCGCCTCACGCGTGCCCAATCGCGCACCAGGTCGCTGAGATTGTGTCTCAATAAGCTATAAGGCTAGGCTACTAGGCTAGTAGATCGCGCTAGGCTACTAGGCAAGGCTAGGCGCGGCCCGGTAAACCTAGCGCAAGCCTCACGCCTACCCATAGGGGGGGAGGGGGGTCAAGGGTCGGGGGGGGGTGGGGTTATTGTAATTGGTCAGAACGCCCCCATAAAAAAATAATCTAAATGGTCCTTCCTAAAAGGAGAGACGGGAAAACATAGTTGAAGAAGACGGGGAAACATAGTTGAACAAATGTCTTGACAGAAATTTTGGGGGCTGGTTACAATCCATACGCAAGCGAAGGATAACGATGAAAGACTTTTTTTCATTGTTTTTGTTTGGCATTCTATGTCTGGATTGTTTCAAGTATAAGTCGATTATGATCTATTTGTCTAAAGTATGAGCCTAGAGAACATCAGCCCCGTTCTATTGTCCTCCCTAGTGGACAGTGATTGTCGTACCCTAGAGGCGCGGGAGCCGACGAAGGCTATGCTGTGCTTGGAGCAACTAGCGGAGGGGAATACGTGGGAAGAAATTGCTGAGGCTACGGGATTCTCGTTCAATCAGATTAGTAAGGTGAAGGCGCGGCATGAGACGGCCATTGAGGTGAGACGGAAGCAGTTGGCGGCTGATGGGTTTGAGATGGCAGAGGGGCTTAGGTTGTTGGCTAAACAAAAGCTAGAGATGCTGGCGAACAACCCAGATGCTTTGGCTAAGGTGAACATTCGGGACTTGGTTCTTTCCTATGGGATAGCCGTAGATAAGGGTATGCAGGCTCTAGGGGAGAACAAGGTGGTGGTAGAACACAAGGCCGGGAAGCCTAGCTTGGAGGATGCTATGAAGGCTATAGCGGATGCTAGGGCCGCGCTTCAGAAGGAGGCCATTAGCATATGATTTGGAGGAAACAAATTACAAATGACATCAAAGATTAAAAAAGGAACCAAACGCGAGGATGGTATGGTGTTCTGGGGTTATAACTCTTCATGTAAAAACGGGGAAAGATGGCTGTCGCCAATAAAATATTTGGCGGTTAAAAAAGCATATGAACTCTGGCAAAAAGCCTATTATCCAGATTATTATAAAAAAAACAGAGCAAGGAAGGCTGCAAACGACATTGCGCGAAGAAACGCAAACAAAGATAAATACAATAAGATGTCCAAGA